TACTGTTGCTTGTCTAAGTTATATGCGGCACTAGCATGGCTATCGTCATGCACTACACACTTGCATGGCACCCAGCCATACCGCGCCGATACATTCAATCCATACGCTTCGAGTATTGCTCCAAGATCAGGCTTGGTCATCATGGATCTTTGCCCATTGGTCTAGTGTTTGGATGACCCACGCATCTTCAATGCCGGCGCTTCTGCGCTTGACAATCACATACGATGGGGGAACTTCAGTAAGGTTGCGAGCTTTGGCATAGTTCTGTGCTTCGACTACCGCTTCACGCCAGAACTGTGGCAGATCCAACTTGGCTCTTGCCTTCAACTCAAAGACATAAGGCTTGCCCGCAACGATAAGGACTAAATCACCCTCGTCATTAGCCCCCGCGAGGGCAAGCCTCTCTGTCATTGCCTTGGGTAGTCTTCCCCTTAACCACCCAAGAACATCTGTCTCAAACTTAGAACCTTTGCGCTTGCCATAGGTACTCATAGGCCGAGCATACCAAACAAGTCCTGGGCGTTATGCTTAATCAAGTAGCGCCGAGCTAGTTCGTAATCTCGTTCAGTAAGAACGATCTTAATGTTTTCGATGACATTATTGCCTTCGACAAACACATCTGCAAAACTTGCCACTATTCATAACTCCAGTTCTGTTGACTATTCTGCCTGTAGTTCCAGATGGACATACGCGATGCATCTGTCCATAAGGACACATACTGTGCGCCACTGGCACTATTGCGGGCAAAGCGGTTCTTAACGGCTGCAATCCTAAACTCACCGGTGTACGGCAGCAGGGCTACAGTAATAATCATTTCAGGCAACTGGGAAATTTTGCCTTGAATGGACTTGCGACTCGGTGGCATATCTGCCTGACCTTCACCTTCACTGGTGTGGTGTAGCAGGAATACCGCAGCTTCTGTTTCTCTTGCTATGTGATGCATAGCCTTAGCAATCTCACGCAATCCCGACCATTCATTCTCATGCATAGACACTACATTCATCGCATTGTCTACGATCAGCAGGTGAGGATATTCGCCATATGCTTCAGCGTAAGCCTGTATAGATAGATCAATTTCATCAAGGGTAGGGGATGGAGCAAAGTCAAACTTCAAGTGGTTGATACTTTCCAACTCACTCTGATAAAACTCAACTCCTACTTCACTAGCAAACGCCTCTTCGACGTTGGCTACTGTATGTCCGCTGACCATTGCAGCAGCTCGAATCGCAGTCGTATAAGCATCAGTATCTGCGCTGATATAAAGCGTAGGTACTTTCATGTTAACAGCAAAGTGAAGTGCTAACAAAGATTTACCAGCGTTAGGAGCACCGGCAATCATTGTCAGTTGACCACGCCTGAACCTAATTCCTTCGTTCTGTAGAACTGGAAATAGATCCGGCAAGATGGCGTGGTCAGAGGCTGACTTTGCTGCCGCTTGCGACAGCGATAACATCGGTTATCGTACGAAGTTAGCTGAGCACTGATCTGGCGTACCCTTTGGTGAAGGGCAGAAATAACCCTTCCAAGGCTTACCAGTCTTCTCACTTACTCCTTGACGGAAAATCATCTCGCCATGCTTACAAGTGTTGCTTGCTCCAGCAGGAGCAGCAGGTGCTGGTGATGCTGACTTAGCAGCCCAAGCTGGTGCGTCATCTTCTACTGGTGTAAGTCCAAGTGACTTGGTTGCGTATGCAACATTTGCACCCTTGGATAGATCGCCACCGGTGAGCAGGATAAGGTTTGCTAGATCAGCAATGGACTGAAGTTGCTCTTCAAGTTCCTTTTGTGAGTTAGCGTAGAGGTTAATCAAAGTTCCGTCAGACAACTTGAAGTTGACTTGGAGCTTTGTATCGTTGTTATTTGCTGCCATTTTCTTTCTCCTTGTTTGTGTGTTTGGTTGTATAAACTTATTTTAATTGTGCCAGTGGATCAACGGTATGGGCAAGACTACCACCAAGAGCATGGCAATAATCCTTTACGCCACAAGATCCGCACATCATATTGATATTAGGTAGAAAAATCTCTGCCTGTAGACCACGCTCGAACTGAGCAAACATCTCGGTCAGCACGGGGATAGTCCATAGTTCAAGTCCTGGGCTAGGCTGAAGCATTGCATCACGGGCTTTGTAATATGCGCCGTACTGCGGGCGAACGCCATAGACAGACTCAATGCAGGATGCGTACACACCCAGCTGCATGGCTGAGTCTGGTGTGTAGGCACCGGTCTTTAAGTCCACCACTGTGAGCGATCCATCCTCATTCTCAAGGATCAGATCGGCAAAGGCTTTGATAAGCACATCGCCAAAGTGAACATTAAATTCCATCTCAACACCGGGTACGCCATCTGGCGCAATCCAGACTTTCCACTTGTTGTTGGTAAAGGCGGTAACAAAGTCCTCGAACATGCGAAGACCATTCTCGTCCCACCAAACCTTGTTCTCTTTATCTGGGTTGGCTTTAGATGCACGACCGCCCACACGCCAGTCAACTGGATTAGTGCCGGTGCGTTGCTCAACAACGCCAATCTCAGATAAAAACGCATGTTCCCAAATCTCTTTTAGATTACTCAACCTTTTGGCCAATCACTATTTCTTGCGCTCGCTTTAAGCCAACGATAGTTGCTGGGTTAGTCTCTGTCAAAATCTCCTTGGCAATCATGTCGCCAAGAGCTTTGCGCATCATAATCTCTGCTTCTACAAATGCCTTCTCAAAGGCTACCTTCGTAATAATCTTTGCTCGCTTTTGTCCCATTATGCGCAATCCTCACATTCATCATCCCAGTCAACATCATTTGCATCCCATTCAAAAATCTCATTCAACTTGCGGGATGACCAAAGATTTATTTCTGTTAAAAATCTTATCCATAAGCCAAACATTATTCTCCCCATTCTGGTGTAGGTGCCTGTGCGAGGCTGGAGCATAACACGCATTGCATGTCTGTGAAGTACAAACCGATCGTGTTGTCTTCATCAAATTTAACTTTCAAGTGCCATGTATCTGACCCGCATGGGCAGATACGGATAGGACCAAGCGATGTGTAATCCGCCTTATCGCCCTTGAGAACCACAAGGTTCTTAATGGGCGTTGGCTCAGGCTTGGTCATTTTGCTTTAGCGATTCTAGTAACCAGCGTTCGACCGATGAGTGGAACGCAGAGCCGGCGACAAACCACCAAGCTGGTGCAGTCGTTACACCCAGCTGGCGTTCTAGTTGCCATGCTTTACCGCATCGCACCCATGAAGCAAACGAGGAAAACGACCTGTGACCTACTGTTGTTTTTGTTTCTATGTTCATGGCTGGATCATAGCAGGGGGGTATGTATGGCTTGTCAAGTTAATGTTTCAATTTTGCAGAAATTTTTTGCCTATGGTTATACTACGAGCGTAAGCACGGGAGCGAGTAAAAGGGTTGGGGCGCAGAGCGCCCACCGACAGCGAGCGGCAAAGCCGATAGCGAGCATTACACAAGCAAAAAAGCAAAAAAAGGCCCCGCTTAATAGCGGGGCCTTTAATCTTATTAAGTTTTACTTAGTTGTTGTGTTTGCTACTGCCTTGAAGTGGTTATACGCACCAACGGCAACTGGTCCAAGAACTGCAACCAATGCTCCCCAAGCAACTGTCTTGAGGTGGTGGTTACCTGTCTGCCAGATGGCAACAGATGCGACTACAAGTGAAGCTAGGTAATGCTCAACGATTGTCTTGTTGATCTTCATAGGTTCTCCTTTAAGTTAAGCCGTTAGGCCCTTCAAAAAGTTTACCATAGGGAAGTTAACGCCAGGGTCAGTATGACCACCGGCAATCTTGTGAGCATAGGTAATATCGGCATGGGTACAAAAACCCTTTGTCTTGCCGTCTAGGATCTGCTCATAGGTCAGATGGGTAGCAGGTATGCCATATTGGCCCATAAGCCCTTTACAGAGGCTTGTAGCCTGCCTGAGCACCCCTTCTGAATAACTGTCCGCCCACTGGGCAGGGGTTTGCGCAGCCCGACCAGTCAGCTCAATGCCAATAGATTCGACATTCCTGTCCCATATATCGCAGTGCCACGCAATGTCCTCGTTCTTTACAGACTGAACGACGGTGTTGTAGTCCACCATGTAGTGAGCGCTAGCCTGCGGGGCAGTAGGACCTGCAAACCAAAGGGCTAGGTTGTGTGCTGCGTCTGGCAGTTCGTTGTTCTCTGCGCTGTGTAGAACTATGAGTCGGATCGGCTCACGTTTGTTTAGTCCAGGTGTGTAATGCTTTGCTTGTACCAATGGGTAGGTCATTGCCAGATCAACCGTTCTGCTAGATCGCCAGGTACTACCAAGTAATCTTCCTTATGGCATAGATCAACGCCGGCCTTCTTGTAAACCTCTGACACAAGCTCAGAGCAGATATAGCCTTGAGTTGTAGCCAACTTCTTGGCAAGCCATGTGTTAGCCAAGATCTTTAGCCCGAGGATACGCAGGGCAAGATCGGCAATGGTGAAGAAGTTGTAAGGTTTGCCTAGCGCTTGATGAGTGTAGAAGAAGATCGCGTCACGTTGCTTATCTGTCAACTCTTCGTGCTGGTTCCAAGCCACATTGGTGTAGTTAGACAGCGGGCTTTTCTTTACGCCTTGTGGATCTGCTCCAATAATTTCTCCATTACCAATGTAAATGAAGCAGTGGTTCCATCGGCTAAAAGTTCCGAGACGAATGAGCCATCCGAAAAATCCGTTGGTCTTGACACAGCCGTAGTCTCCGATGCGTGGCTCATAGGTCATTTCTTGTCCTCGATCAAATCTTCCAGATGTTCAATTTCTTGCTTCTCTAATTTGAGAATGTGGCGGATGATAAGAGCATCACGCTTGGTCTGACCGATCATGGCAATACCGATGATAAGTTCTACTGTTACAGCTAGCCATGAGGCTAGGTTCATCCACTTGATGTAAGCATGAGTATCAGTAAACCAAGTTGGTTGGAACCACCAGATGAAAGTAACAGCAGACCAAAGGCATACAAAGAACCAGTTGCGGATAATGCTTTGGACTTTCCATGATGCTTGCTCGGCAAAAGTTAGAACATCGCCTGTGTCTGGGTGGATAAACTTTTTCTTAAAAAAATTTTTAAGCATTGTGCTCCCTAATGTGCTGCTCAAACTTGCCATTAAGTGTTGCTACATCTACCGCTATATTCTGCTGCTTCTCTATCAAGGTCTGAACCATTGGGATGACCTGCTTGCGTATAGCATCATTGAGTGAACTGCCGGTGTTGGGCGTTACTTCATGCTTGATAGATTTAATGTCCTCAAATTCTTCACGCATAACATTCTTAACGCCATGCTTGAATACATACCACACACCTGTGGCTGTAGCGCCTAGCGTAAAGACGGTGTTGTAGAGGATGGTGGTTAGATCTGCGCTGCTCATCATGCTTCTTTATGAGTTGACGGTGCGGAACATGATTTGGCATAGACCGCCAAATCCTCTGAAGCGGCGGTCAGGTGCCTGCATGCGAGAAAAGGAGAGAGCTTCGATAACTCCTTGGACTTGCTCACCGGTTGTAAAATCTTGCAGAACAACTACATCTCCGTTCGACTCAATAGATTCAAGAGCAGATAGTCGTTCGTACGCCCATCCTTCGTAACCAATTTCCATGTTGTAACGATCTTTGTCAAAGTCGTAGATCATTACCGGTACAGTAATTTCACGCTCACGGGCGACGGCTGGAAGTGCCTTGAGTTGATAGCCGTTGAATGTGGTAGCGGTAAGGTTTGTTGCCGCATCTGAGTACAGGGTAAATCTAAAACCTACTGACTCAAGCGGTGCAGATATACCAGTGGAAATGTCATTGGTAATATCAAAGTTAGATGTGATGTTGATAAGGCTGATGACATTCATCTGCGGATCAACGGAAGATACATTGACTACGCCGTTGATAGGAGCAGTAACGCGAGCCTTGATAAGTTTGAAGTGCTTATCTTCCAAGGTCAAGTAGCGGATCTGACCAGTCTGTAGGTAGCCACTGGTGCAGAGCTTGCCACTAGAGTTGGAGTTTGTTGGGTCGGTCTGGATGTAAATGCCATGACCTTGGATCGAGAACATTAGGCGGTTGGACTTGCCATAGACGGCAGCGTCTTGTGC